TACATGTAGTGGTCTCCAGATCCTAGCTGGATTAGCTAGAGACAAAAGGACAGCACAACTCGTCAATGTGGTGCCCTCTGAGAGGCCTCAGGACGCATATAAGGTTGTGGCAGAGGTATCTAAGTGGAATATACCTGACAGACTAAGGGAAACCTGGGATAGGAAATGCGTTAAGCGCACTGTCATGACAATTCCATATAATGCCAAACCTTTTTCTAATCGTAGCTATATCAAGAACGCTCTATTAGAGAAGAATATAGAGGTAGACAAGGACGAGTTAACTCAAACAGTTAAAGCTGTTAGAGATGCTATGCACAATGTTGTGCCTGGTCCTATGTCTGTTATGAAATGGATAGAAGATGAGGTAGCTAAATGTATTAGTCGTGGTATGCATACAATCTCATGGGTTACACCATCAGGATTTATTGTCAATCAACGTATCATGAAGAAGAAGATTGAAGTACTTAACTTACAATTACTTGGACGTTGTGAGGTACGTGTTGCAACAGATGAGACTGACAAAGTAGATCGAGCTAGGCATAAGGCAGCAACAGCTCCTAACCTAATACACTCTCTTGATGCTAGTTTGTTACATTTAAGTGTTCAACGATTTGATGCACCTATCGCTTTGATACATGACTCAGTACTATGTAGAGCTACTGATATGTCTATACTATCCACTATAGTAAGAGAAACCTATATGGAACTCTTTGCTAAACAAGACTACTTAACGGACTTTGCCAAACAGATAATGGCAGAGACTGAACCACCGATCATAGGAGATCTTGAACCATCTACTGTGATTGACTCAACTTATTTCTTTTGTTAAATGCTTTACCCATCATTATTTGATTCCTTCTTTGCTCCTACTAGAGTTATTGTGGTCTCTGAAGAGAGGCTTCAAGCAGCTGAACGTAAGGCAAAGCAAGAACAGATTGAAGCAGTTGAATCACGTATAAATGATTTGACTAATTATAGAGACGAGCTAACTGCTCAACTTAAGGAACTAACTCCAGCATCGTGCAAGCCTGGTAAGGATTTAGATGCTCTTGATAGAGAGCCTGAATCACTAGAGGAGGCACTCACTGGTGGCTAGAACTATTCACACAACTGACAAACCTGTAACACTTGAGGGATTCCAAGCTATACTAGAACCTAGTAAGTTTGGTTATTCACTCTCGGCTGTGGTCGATAGTAAATTAATCGACAAGCTAGAAACAGAGAGGGCAGATGTCCTTAAATGGGCAGAGTCTAAGCTCAAAAACCCTAAGCGTTCTACTCTCAAGCCTGAGCCTTGGGAAGAGGTAGCTGATGGGAAATATAAAATTAAATTCTCTTGGAACGAAGAGAAGAGGCCACCTGTAGTTGATACAGAGGGCTCACCTGTAACTGATACTAAGACACCGCTTTATGCAGGATCTACTGTTAAACTTGGTTTTTATCAGAAACCTTATATCCTCAGAGATGGAGTTACCTATGGTAGTTCTCTCAAGTTGGTTGGTGTTCAAGTTGTCTCAGTGAAAGGAGATGCTGGTGTAGACACCGGCGACCTAGACGTTAATGAAGTTGCTGAACTATTTGGTACAACCTCAGGATTCAAGACAGCTGATCCTAACGTTACACCATCCGCAACCATAGATGACGAAGAAGACTTCTGAAGAAGAAGCTCTCACATGGGCTAAGAAAGCCTATGATAAACTAAAGGAGAGCCATACAATTAAATTTAAATCCAAGCTTGAAGAGAAGGTCGCAAGCCTTCTTGAAGGTCTTGGTGTATCATATGAGTATGAATCTAACAAGGTTTCTTATATCATTCAACACCATTATATCCCTGATTTTGTGTTACCAAATCATGTCCATCTCGAGGCAAAGGGATACTGGGATCCCAAGGATAGACGGAAGATCCTCGCCGTCATGCGAGATAATCCTGACTTAGATCTACGAATGGTATTTCAAGCACCTTATAATACAATATCAAAAAAGAGTAAGACAACTTATGCACAGTGGTGCGAGAAGCACGACATACCATGGACGTCTTACCATGACATACCACTCGAATGGTTAATCTAACCAACGAATTTATACGGCATGAACCATGCCCCAATTGTGGCTCATCAGATGCACGCTCTGTGTACTCTGATGGGCACACCTGGTGTTTCGTCTGTCATGATAGAACACCGGGCGATGGAGAAATTGTTCACAATCACATGACACAGACTGTCCACCTAAAAGGCTCAGCCGAACGGCTGCAGAAGAGAAGGATATCTGAAAAGACTAACTCTTTTTATCGTATATACCGAGACGGTAATACATTACGCTTCCCTTATTTCACAACAGATGGCGTACTAAAAGGAGTTAAGATAAAAACTAAACAGAAAGACTTTATTTATGAAGGAGTTTCCACTGATACCCTATTTGGCCAGCATTTGTTTCCTAATACTGGTAAACGTATTGTTGTTACTGAAGGTGAGTTAGATGCCGCATCGTGCTATGAAGCGATGCCCGGCTGGCCTATGGTCTCGCTCCCTCATGGAGCAGCGTCGGCAAAGAAGGATGTGCAAAAGCAGATCCCGCTATTTCAAGGATACGAAGAGATCATACTCTTCTTCGATAGCGACGATGCTGGCCGTAAGGCGGCGGAGGAGGCGGCAAGCGTCCTACCACCTGGCAAGGTTAAGATTGCTAGACTCCAAGGCTTTAAAGACGCATCAGACGCTTTACAAGATGGCGATGCTGAAGCAGTTCGAAAAGCGATATGGGACGCTCACCCCTTTAGACCGGATGGAATTATCGATGCAAAAACTCTTAGGAATCTGGTAACCACACCACAGAAATCATTCGACCATGAGTACCCATTCAAAGGACTTAATACGAAATTACACGGGATCAGGTATGGAGAACTTACGACATTTACTGCTGGCTCTGGTTCAGGAAAGACCTCAATCGTGCGTCAACTTGCAGTTGACCTCCTCCAGAAGGGGGAATCAGTTGGGATCTTGGAACTTGAAGCAAGTAATAAACGAACAGCAATTGGATTAATGTCCACTGCTGTTGGTGAGAACCTACACCTGGGAGAACATGACGAAACAAAACTTGACTCCGTCTTTTCAAATACTATTGCCAATTGGAATCTTTACTGTTTTGATGGGTTTGGAAGTTATGATCCAGATATCATCTTCAACAGGATTGAGTATCTTGCCACCGGATTTGAATGTAAGGTCATTATTCTAGATCACCTTAGTATATTATTAAGTGGTCTTGATGGTGACGAACGGAGAATGATAGACAGAACAATGACTAGACTGCGATCTCTAGTAGAACGTACAGGTATCGCATTATTTTTAGTATCGCATTTAAGGAGAGCAAATAATGATAGCCACAGCCACGAAGAAGGAGGTAGAGTTAGTTTGTCCGCGCTTAGAGGATCCCATAGCATCGCTCAAATTTCTGATTCGGTCGTTGCCCTTGAGAGAGACCAACAGGCCGATGCTAAACGAGGCCTTACGACTGTGCGAGTCCTTAAAAATCGCTATTCAGGCGAAACTGGAATAGCTTGTCAATTAGATTATGACTTGTCCACTTGCCGATTTAACGAACATGAAGTTGAACCCGAATTCAACCCGACCACAGATTTTTGACGGAGGTTATGAACATCCATGGTATAAATATTTAAATAAACCTAACCCACCTAGTAAAGAGGCAGTAGAACGTGCCAAATTCGTCGACAAAACATACCACTGGAACGGTGGTGTTCGATCTAGAGACGAACGGACTGATCCATGATGCTACCAGGATTCACTGTATGGCACTCTATTGGTGCCAGGATGATATCATGGAGACGTACAACGATGAGCCGTATGGTCCAGCAAAAGCGATTAAAGAAGACTGCCCTATGGCTAGTTCAAATTCTATTGCCAACGCTCTCGGTTTCCTCGAAGTTGCGGACTACATTGTTGGTCACAACATTATTGGGTTTGACATACCTATTATTAAAAAGTTCTACCCTTGGTTTGATCCTAGCGGTGTCATTGTGGACACTCTTCTTTTATCTAGGTTATATCATCCTAATCTACTCGATATAGATAGGAAACATAATTGGAGCCATATGCCACTACAATTATATGGCAGGCATTCTCTTGAGGCTTATGGATATAGGTTAGGAGAATACAAAGGGAACTTTGCAAAGACTACTAACTGGGAACAGTGGTCTCAAGAGATGCAAGATTATTGCTTACAAGACGTTGTTGTTACAAACAAACTATGTCAACATTTCCTCCCATACCTGAGTGGGTTACGTTAGAACATCAGGTTGCACACATACTTACTGAACAGGAGCTACATGGATGGCACTTTGATGAACAAGCAGCTAGAGATCTCGAGTCAACTCTCCGAAAAGAGTTGGAAGAAACTACTGAGATACTTCGAAGACAACACCCTTTCGTTGCAGGAACGGTGTTCACTCCTAAACGAAATAACCGGACACAAGGCTACGTTGAAGGAGCACCATTCACCAGATTAAAGGAGCTTAATCCCACAAGTAGGGACCATATAGCATGGATACTACAAACACACTATGGTTGGACACCGTCATTAATGACCTTGAAGTCCAACAAACCAATCATCGACGAGCCAGTTCTCAAAGATGTTGGGAAGGATATTGCCCTAGATTTTTTGAAGATACTGGAACTGACGAAAGCGCTTGGAATGATATCCGAAGGCGTGAACGCATGGCAGAAGCTTGTTACGAAATCTAGGATACATCACCATTGTTCAGTAGCTACACAAACATTCAGGTGTGCACATCGCTCACCAAATTTATCACAAGTACCATCAGATGAAAGATTTAGAAAACTATTCACAATCACGCCGGACCTGGTTATGGTTGGTGCCGATCTTAGCGGTATTGAGCTCAGGATGCTTGCCCACTATCTCGCCAGATATGATCAAGGACGCTATGCCGAAATCCTCCTTACCGGAGATATCCATTCCGTCAACGCAGAAGCCATCGGAGTCAGCAGACGAGCAGTCAAAACAATCACCTATGCCTTCCTCTACGGTGCTGGGAATCTAAAATTAGGTTATACTTATGACAAAAGCTTATCCGAGAACGAGGCGAGGAAGAAGGGTAAAGAGCTTAGGGAAGCTTATGTTTCTGCCATTCCGGGTCTTAAAGAACTTTTGGGGGCAGTACACAAAGCTAGTGAGAGGGGTTATGTTCATGGACTCGATAACCGTCGTATCCTCGTTGACTCGCGGCATAAGTCCCTCAATTACCTCATACAAGGATCATCAGCGATCATCGCGAAGAAATGGCTCGTATTAGCTAATGAAAACTTACCTAGACATACTCACCAACTTGCATTCGTTCATGATGAATTACAATTTGAAACGAAAGAAGAACAAGTTGAC